GTTCGAATCTCTTCTTCACCGCCACTTTCGCAATACCTAAAGCCCTGAAAGCTGAGAAGTTTTCGGGGCTTTTTGCTTTCTGGCTTTCGGCAGGTGTCGAAAAAGTGTCGAAAGCCCTTGTCTGCTGAATCACCAGTCCAACTCCTTAGCGCAATCGGCTACAGGTTCGGCCATGCCTTCCTTGATGGATTCGCGCATGCCAGGAGCTGAAAGCGGGTCATCAATCAGCGGGTTCAGCCTCAATGCGTCCTGCAGGTGATCGGGCGACAGGTGCGCATAGCGCATGGTCATTGCCAGCGATGTATGCCCCAGGATTTTCTGCAGCGTCAGGATGTTCCCGCCCCGCATGACGAAGTGACTGGCGAAGGTGTGCCGCAGTACGTGCGTGGCCTGGCCGGCCGGGAGCTTGATCGAGGTCTTATCCAGCACACGGCTAAAGGTCAGCATGCAGTTGGTAAACAACCCGTGACGCTTGAAGTAGATCTGCAGGGCCTTTTCCAGCTCTCTATCGATAGGAATCGACCGGGTTCGCTTCGACTTGGTGTTGGCAAAGGTCACCATGCCGTTTCGCACTCGCTCAGGTGTCAGCGCCTGGGCTTCTCCCCACCTGGCACCCGTACTCAGACAGACGCGAGCGATCAGGCCGATTCCTGGGCTGGTTGTGCGGTCATCCAGGGCCTCGAGCAGTTCGGCTATCTGGCAGGTCGAGAGGAAGGAAATAGGGCGTTCCTGCAGGCGTAGCGGGCGGACGTTGGCCAGCGGGTTCGGGTAGTCGATATCGCCCAGGCGGTGCAGCTCGTTGAACAGGGCTTTCAGGTAGCCGAGCCGGTTGTTCATGGTCTTGCCTTGAATGCCTGCCTTGAGCAGCTCACTGCGTGTTTCGCAGAAGGCGTTGCCGGAGAGCTTGACCGCGATGGGGTCGCCCAGGTCTTTAGCCAGGTTCTGCAGGGTGCGCAGGATCGCGGCTCCGTCAGCAAGGGCATGGCCGTGCAGCTCGTGATAGCGGGTGCAGAGTTCAGAGAGGCGGCGACGGTCTTTCGGCTTGGGCGTCCAGGCTGGCGAGTCGATGCAATTGGCCCTGCAGGTCGCTTCAAAGCGCTGGGCTTCACCTTTGGTTTTGAAAGTCTTGCGAAAGCGCCGGCCCTTGATGGGTTCAACGTCGACTTTCCAGCGTCCGTCAGGCAGTTGCTCTATTGCCATCAGACAGCACGCCCCCAACGAACATGGCGTTCTTCAAGGATGCCTTTGATGTGCTTATACAGCCCGTCTTCATCCATGCCTTTGGCGGCATAGTGGTCGCGGATCACCGGCCAGCACTCCCAATCCTTGAGCCGGTAGAAAGCCTTTCTAGCGCCCACTCGCTCCCGTGCCAGCAGGCTGACGAAGTTTCCCAGGAATAACTCGACGTTCTTGCCGGAGAAGCCCCGCGAGGTCTTGTATTGGCGCTTGTACTCGGTGTCATCCACCAGGGAATCGACCGGCAGATCCACGCGCACATCGTCACGGATCAGGGTCCAGATGGGTTCGAAGTAGCCAGGGCGAGCCAGCAGCTTGAATTGGCGCAGGCCATAGCGCCAAAGGCCATCTAGGTGCGGTGCAAAGGCGGCGTAGCTGTTGGTTTCAATGATCTGGCTGGTATGCAGATCGAACGAGCCGGAGGCGAATTGCTGGATCACAGAGTGGTGGTAACGCAGCTCTACGCGCCACACGTCCTGGTCCGGGTTGTAGTTGTCCGGGTCGGCTTCGTCGAAGCTGTCGCGGCGTCTCCAGACGTTTTCCCAGTAGTCGAGCTTATCGATGGCTCGGGCCTGTTCGGTTTTGTTGTAGATACCGAGCTGGACGCCACCAGCAGAGCCGAACAGGTAGGACTGACCTTTGCCGTAGGTGGCAGACTCCAGCGTCCACTGAATTTCCTTGATGCCGGAGATATCACGTGCGGCGCGTGCGCGGCAGTGCATGCGGGCGACCAGATCGGCGGGCGGTTGCCAGCCCTGCAGGTCTAGCGCGAGGTGGACAGCGCATTGGTTGCGCTCGATGTTGGTCAGCACGTGGTCGGCGTAGTAGTCCAGGCGTTCCTGCAGGCGCTCGGGGCAGAACTGGTCGATGGCATGCGGAGACACCTCGATTTTCAGGTGGGGGCCGATGTTCTCGATTTTGGCGTTGAAGTTCTTCACCAGCAGGATGATGCCCAGGTCAGCATTCTGCAGCTTGTACTGGTAGCCAGAATCCTTGCTGACGCGACCCGAGTGCCAACGCTGGCCAGCGAAGTCGACGATGGTCCCTGGCTTCTCGAACAGGCTCATGATTTCCGGGCGGATCAGGCCGCGATACAACTGGCGGACGGTATCGACGCTGCAGGCCAGGATTCGGACGTTGGAAAGGTCAGTTATCCGAGCGGTCATGCTGTCGAAAAACAGCCTACCGGTCGGGGTTTTCTTGAACTCACGATCAACGCGGAGTTGGTCTTTAACTGCCATTTTCTAATGCTCCAAATAGTGCCGAATCGACACGTTTAACCTTGGTTTATCTGACGTGCTACAGGGACGTCAGCGCCCGCGCGACGGCGCACACGCGCGCTCGTGCCTCGCACGCAACCACGCCGCCGCGCATGGCGTTCCGTTGGTGTTCGCTCACAGGGCACCCTGATAGCCGCTCAGCGACGGCCATGCAGCGCCTACCGGTGCGTTAGCGCTGGCAGAAGGGGCAGGGCGCGGGGGCTGGTTTTGGGGAGGCTGTTGCTCTGGCTGTGTCTGAGCAATCTGGCCGTTCGGATCGGGCAGCCGATCAGGCTTTGCAGGGTCGAACGCGCCTTCTTCGACGTAGGCCATGCAGGCTTCAAAGGACACCACCGCCCGGGTGCCCTGTTGAGTGTTGCAGCGACAGCCATACACCTTGCCGTCGCGGTAGCCCAGGACGAGGCGCTTGTGATTCCTGGCCACCATTTCAGGGTCTGTCGAGTACATGCAGGACAAGCGCGGATAGGTCACCGGCCGGGTGATTTCGTCGTAGATCGGCGCCGAGCTAGGCACATCGGGCAGGCGTGGCACTCGCTGTGCGACGTACTCTTCAGGCGACAGCGGCGCGGCATTGCTGGGGGCCGGTTGTTGTGCAACGGGTTCGCCGGTCTGTGAGGTGGCGCGCGCCTGTTCGACGGCTTCAGCCTGAGGCTTGGGCGGGGCTATCCGCCGTTCATAGATGCCATAGCCGAAGTAGGCGATGCCGATGATGCAGGCGATAAAGACGAACAGCGCCCGGGGCGGCTTGAACTTCATGTGATGTTCAGAGCCTTCGGCTACGGACTGGTATACGTCGAAGTACTTCTTATCGAGTAGCACCCGCGTGGCCTGGCCGTCGCTGAAGTCGTTTTTCTTCTCGACGTCCATGTTCACGCGTTCGAACTCCCAGCGCTTGATGACCTTGCCTTTGTGGCCTCGCACGTAGTGAATGTGAGAGTTGCAGAGTTTGCGGAAGTGGGTGTCGAGCAGGCCGGGGTTCTGGGTGATGCAGTGCAGTTCATGGCCGCGATGGCGCATGGTTTCCAGGGCGCTGGCGTAGGCGGGGACGGCAGAGCCAGCAGGGCGTACGCGGAAGAAGGTCTGCGCTTCGTCGATGACGATCATGGCGTTCTGCGGCAGCTCGTGCCATTTCTGCGGATCGTCGAATTCCTGCCAAACGGCCTCAAGGACTTCGGCGTTGGGATCGAAGCCGCGGATGTTGTGGTAGTAGACCGGGCGGCCTTCTTTCGCGGCTTTGGCGTCTACTTCCTTGATGGTGTTTAAGGTCTTGCCGTTGCCCTGCAGACCCGTGCGCAGAACGAACATCAGCCGCCAGCCTTGTTGAGCAGGGCAAGGCCGGTGATGGTGCCGGTGATACGGTCCATCCCGGCCAGCATCAGGCGAGCGATAACGGCGGCGATGATGATGTTGATAGCCACATCGACCTTGGCCATGCCGAGAATGGCCGCGACCGGTGGCGGGATGGAGCCGAACAGGCCTTTGACGTAGCTGTCGACGGTGTCGATCAGTTGGCCGATACCGACATAGGCGACGTAGGCAAAGCCCAGGGAGGCCAACGCCCGGAAGACCAGCCCGGAAACGATGGAGCCGAGGAAGGTGGCAAGCAGTGGTAGTAGTGGCATATCAAGACCCCTTGATTCCGCGTCCGATGGAGACTGCAAAGAAGATCGAAGCCAGGGCCACAATCAGCGGGCCGATGGCTTGGGCGAAACGGCAGGCGGGTTCCCAGCTAAACGAGTAGCTGCGGCCCATGACGGTGAAGCTCTGTGGGGAAGGGCAGGACTGCGGTAGCCAACGGCCTTTGTTCACGGCTTCGGTGAACAGGCTGCTGACGGCGATGGATTTCTCTTCCAACTGGTAGTCCTCACCGGCCAGTTCGCTCTCGATGTCGCGCTTAACCTGTTCGTTGTACGTCCACTGGCATATCTGGTTTTTGTTGGCGCGCAGAATGGCGCACTGGATGACGTCGCCTTCGCACTTCAGCTCGGCATCACAAGCTTCGCCCTCGACGCTGGGCTTTACGCATTTGTTCGGGTCGGTTTTGGGGTCGCAATCGCCGTCATCGTTGCCCTTGCACTGGTTGGGGTCGGTTTTTGGGTCGCACACACCATCGCCATCACCCTTGCATTGATTCGGATCGGTCGCGGGATCGCATTCGCCATCCCCTTCGCCGTCTCCCTCGCCATCACCGTCACCTTCTCCATCCCCGTCGCCGTCTTCTCCATCGCCGTCTTCGCCGTCACCATCATCAGGCGGGCAGACTTCGCCGGTGCTGGGGTCGCATTCCTCAGGCGGTTTAGGAACGCAGGTGGTGCCAGACCAGACATGGTCATCGCCGCAGTCTGGCGGCGGGTCGGTCGGGTCCGTTGGGTCGGTGGGATCGGTCGGCGGGGTGCCACCGGTGGGGTTGTCGCCGGGTTGGCACTCAGCGCCGGTGAACTTGCCTACGCCCCAGCAAACGCCAGTGGTCGCGCCTTCGGAGACAGGGGCGCATTCAGAGGTACCCAGGGCGATACGGCAACCGGCCTCGCAACCATGTTCGATAGGGCCAAGGCCGTTGAGGTCGGGGCGAAGCATGGACCAGGTGGTGCTTTGGTCCTTTTTGGATTCGCATTGAGATGGCGGGGGCTCACAGATGCCGGTTTGAGGGTTATAGACAGCGGGCTGAGTACAACCATTGCCAGAGCGCTGGACAGTAACAGCGCCACGAGCAACAACGTTGCCAGTTGTAGCGCTACGGCGCTCATAAGGACAAGAAAATAGATTTTCGCTACTACCAGGGGAGCAGGCAGACAGGGTAACAAGATTCATATCCCAATTCTGGGAAGAGAGATTTAGGTGTGCAGCATCTTGAGGAGTGGAGTTGCGAATGTCATTGCAGCGAGAGAGACCACACATCCACCAATAATCCTCAGCCTGAGTTAGCCCCGAGTAAGACCCAGCCGAAACAATCAGCAGAACCAGCGCGACATAAAAGCGTGTCCGGCCCATCTCAAACCCGCCCAAAAAACAGAGCCCAGAACGCCATGACGATGATGATGGTGGTCAGCATGTTGGCGTCCATGAAAAGCCCTTATGTGAAAAAGCCCGATAACGAGTTACCGGGCTGGTTGGTTGCAGCCGGCCTTACAGCGCGCGGCGGATGAACTTGAAGGCGGCAATCGCGATGATCACGCCGAGGACGATGCCCGCGACCTCGACGCCATCGACCTGCGCATCAGTGAGGGCAGTGGTCACGCCGGCCGGGAGCGCGGCGTGGGCTTGCTGCATGGCCAGCAGGCCAACAGCGGCGGTAGCACCGAGCGAGCGGCGCAGGACTTTCAGGTTTTGCATGGGTGTGTCTCCTACAGGTTGAGTGCCTTTTTCAGCACGAGAGCGCCGAAGACGATGGCGAACAGCACCAGGGCGTGTTCGCGGATCTGTGCATGGTCCTCGGCGGTTAGCCCGGTCGGGCTTATCTCACTGAGCGCGACGGTAGAGAGGGTGCCGACACAAACCGGGGTCTGGCCTGCGCTCTCCCATACGCCGTCGCACACAATGAAATTCATGGCGCCCCCTTACTCGGCCAAGCTGGGGTCACGAATGACCTCAGCCATGGCGATGCAGTCGGGGCAGATGACGAGGTCGGGCGCCGTGTTCAGATCGGGCAGCAGGTCGGGCTGGGGGGCGGACTGGTTGTAGAGCTGGCCCATGGGCTGCCCGCAGCAGTCACACAGCACGCGATCAACGATCAGCACGGCGGCGCCCTCCCGTCAGGCCTTGGCCGGGGCCGGCTGAGTGCCGGTCGGCTTGCCTTGTTGTTGGGCGGCGAGCTTGCGGGCCTCGCTGGATGGGTCAGCAGCACCGCGAGTGGCCTGGCCTTTCGGGGTCACGGCTTCGATGTGCAAGGCCAGATTCTTGCCCTTGTTCTGGCCACCGCGTGCCACGTCGAAGGTGATACGCACCAGCTCCAGCGGGGCGAATTGGGCGCCGGCTGCGAATACTTCGTCGGCGGCGTCTTCAGCGATAGCCATGCCGATGATGGACAGGCCGTGCTCGGTCTTGCCGTCCGGTTCGTCGCCGTAGAAGACCTTGGCGTATTTGGTGTCATCCACCTGGGTCATCTGAGTGCCGAGAAATGCTACTTCCATAGTCGAACGTGCCATTTGTGTTTCCTCGCTTAGTTGCGCGTTATTGCGCGGTTTTGCCTTTCAGCAGGCCGAGCGATCCCGCACGGGCAAACTTTCGTTTTTGCCCGAGGGTGGCTCTCGACTTGCCGGGGTTTCAGTTGCCGCTTGTGCAGCCTGTTAGTTGGTAAACACCAAGGGCTTTGCCCTTGTCATCCCACTCTTGCCGCCGAGGGCTCGGGAGCGCGGGGCGGTGGAGCTGCCCCACACTCACGAGCGGAGGCTATTTAGGGTGGTGGGCGTTCAAGGGTTCGCTCTGCCCGTGCCTCCGTTTGACCGAACGGTGAAGCGTGTTCGGACAAGCCGGGGGCGCGGCCCTTGACCGGATGGGCCGAGGTGCAGACGGTGGGTTCGCCGGGGCGTTGGATTGAGTTACGAGCAAGGCCGAAGGAGACAATTCCAACGATGGCTAGCAGGTCGAGAAGCAGGAGGACTTGAATCATGCGATCACCCCACCAGCTCGAACGGTTCGCGCAGGGGCACGAAGGGCGTGGGTTTGCCGGTGTCGAGCACAACGCTCCAATACTTCGGCGGTCGGCTCGATGGCTTGTGTTTCTCGCAGGTATAGGCCGGCGTAACGTGGGTCCGACCATTTACCTCGGACCATTGCGCGGGGCGGCAGTCGGTGCATGGTGTGGATCGGCAGGTATCCGAGTTCGACGATGTTGGGAGCGTCGCCCAGTTTCGATTGACGTAGCACACAGAGCAGTCGCAGTTCTCGGGGTGCGGGTGTCGCACGAACGCCATGTACTTGCCCTGGGGATTGCGGGCAAAGCAGCCCGGACAGCCGCACTCCCTGGGGTGTGACAGCAGGTACTGGCTCGTGCTGGTCATTGGCCGGCACCTCTGGCGTTGCCTGGGCGAAGCTGCCTTGCAGGCGAGTGACGATTTCGGCGTTCAGGGAGCGGTTCGCCTGTTGGGCGGCTTGCTCTACCTGGGCGCGGAGGGCTGGCGGCATGCGCAGCTTGAATTGCGGGTCAGTGCGGCTCATTGGTTCACCCCCGTGAACAGCACCACGCGGGTTTTGCCGAGCCTCACGCTCTCGACGGCGCCGGTTTTGATCCACTGCGCGACCTGTTCGACGGGAACACCGGCCAGGGCGGCGAAGGCGGCTTGCGTATAGAAGGGAGGATTCATGCCGTCCACTCCTGTTCCAGCAGCCAGGTACGAAGCAGGGCGCTGTTGACCATGCGGCGCTTGCCTAGCTTTACGGTGGGGAGAACGCCTTTCATTGCCCAGGCACGCGCGGTGCCGTAGGTCAGGCCGTTTCGGTCGGCCCAGGACTCGACGGTTTCCACGTCCTGTTGCGGGCCTATCAGCTTCGAAGGTTCCAGCTCTTCCAGTTCCATGCTCGTTCCGTCACTATTCGTGTCATTAGCCATAAGTGGCTATTGGAGTAAATATTTCTCTGGGGGAATTATTAACCCGTCCGCCAGGTAGAGCAACAATTTCTCTGGAAAAGATTTCTATATGGAAAAGGCTGCTGATAGGGCTCGCCTATTGATTAAGAAGCTTGGCCCTAAGAGGGCCAGCACCTATGGCGGTGACTACGAGCGCTGGAAAAGTGTGAGCAAAGGAGCAGTACGAGTAAGCACAGAAGAAATAGACGTGCTAGTTGAGGTTTATCCTCAATACGCTCTTTGGCTGGCTAGCGGGAAAATTGCCCCAGATGCAGGGCAAACAAGCCCTGAATACGATCAGGCCAATTCAAACTTGCCCAATCAAAACGCGGGATAGCGATTACAACGGAAGTAGCTAGGCGATGGTATGCCCGCAGATAAAGCTTGTTTGATATTAGGATTGCAAATATGCAGATGGACTTGAAAAGCAATCACCACTATGTCTACAAGAATTATCTTAATGGATGGGCTGTAGAAGGTGCTAAAAAAGGCGTCTTTTATCTTACAAAGAAAAGAAGTGTTGCCAGGGATAGTGCGGCCGGGCTGTGTGTCGAAAAGGATTTCTATAGATTTTTACCTATTCTTGATGAAGATCTAGAGCTTTTTGATAAATTCATATCAACATTCGGCGAGCATCATCGAGAAAGTAGCTGGCGAATGATTTCTGAGTTCTATGAGCTTTCAGGGATGCATTGCCTTTTGTCTAAGGCTGAGCAGACTGATGAGGTTGTAAGGTTAATACAGCTCATAGAGAAGAATACATTAGAAGATCGACACGCAATGATTGAGGGTGTGGCCAAGTCAATCTTAGAAAGGCTTTGGTCAGGCGACTTTAATGCTCTCGCAGAAAGTGATGATTGCGCAGTTTTTGCACATTTTCTAGGTAGTCAAGCGCTTAGAAATAAAGGGCCCAAGATTGAATCTATGAGGCGCTTTGCAAGCATAAGTCATAACGACATAGAAATGGTTAATAGGTTAAACGGTTTTTGGGAGAGGTACTGGAGTGTTATTGTCTGTTTGCTGTCGGAAAATATGGGGGCAAACATATTTGGCAGCATACGTCGTGGCAAATATGAGTTTCTAATAAATGGTACAGATGTTCCATTTATTACAAGTGATAGGCCTATCAATAACATTCATCCTGACGAAATTGGTAAGAAAACTGCGCCAGATATGATGGACCTATATTATCCGCTGTCGCCGCGGTTGGCATTTCATTTGCCAGAGGTTTTCTCTGGCTGTAGGGTTATAAGAGACGTGTCAATTGATGAGGTTGATCGCTTTAATGTTCTGGTGGCAAGGGCAAGCTTTGGAACTATTGTATCCACAACAAGGGAATCAATAGAGCGCTATAAGCGCGAGGTTTCAGTTCAAAGTTAATTTGCGAAAGTGTTGCCGATATAGTCCAGCAAGGAGGCGATATGAAAACTGACTGGGACGACGCACCAGACTATCTACGAAGCAAGAAAAAGCCCGGCCCATGGCGAATGGTTGCCATCCTGGGCGTGGGTTCCGCGATTACCTGGGGCGTGATCGCGTTGTTTGCCAAGCCAATCGTGATCAACGTTGACCAGCTCAAACAGGCGATCCACGTAGACGGCAAACCCCTGTTCAGCCAGCAATCGGCGCCACAGCCCTACAGCGAGCCGGAAGAGCCTATAAGGCTGCCATCCATTCCCATCGATCCACCCGCGCAACGGGTTGCATACGAGCCGGTAAGACAGCCCCAGCCATACGCCTCGATGGAGTGGACAGAGGAAGAAAAGGCGAGGGCGATTGCCAGCTCTCAGAACGTGTTCAGTGACAAGAACTACACGCCCAAGCAGCCGGCCAGCACCTACACACCGCCCGCAACCCATCGCATCGCCCAGGCATCCCAACAGACGCAGCAACGCCAGACCAATCGCGTACAACGAGAGCGAGACGGCCACTGGATCGACAAGTGGAGCGGTGGTGCTCGGTATTACGCGGAGTGGGTGATTGTAAATAACTACATCGACGGCGCTAGCGTATGTGCAAATCACCGGCGCGGATCAATCGACTACCGCGAATGCCGTAAGGGCGCCAAGCAGTTCTTCAAAGATGAGTGCAAAGGCTGGAGCGATCGCTACAGAAGTGACCGTAAAGCGTGGAGTGACCGCATGAAACAGCGCTATTGCTCGGCGGCGAGCAACTTTAATCCGATGGGGTGAAAATGGATTCAGGACTGTTAAGGCAAAGGCGTAATCTGATATCGGTAAGTTCTGTACTTATTGTGTACGATTTTGCAGAAATTAAGATAAAGCAAGTTGGGTGGATGGGCACCTCTATTGAAGTTGGAAATCCGACAGCTCTATCTTTCATGGTTTGGGTAATCTGGTTCTATTTTTTTCTGCGGTACTATCAGTACTGGTCTAGTGAAAAAGATGCAAATATATTAACGGATTTACGTAACATGGTTTACGTGCGTGCTTCAAAATATTGTAAGAGGTATAAAGATTTCGGTGCAAAAGACTGGCACGGAGATTTGCTTTTAGTGCGGGAGAAAATTTTTCGGTGGAGTATGGAGAAGAAAGACTTTGACCCGGCAAGAGGTGGGATGTTTGTGTCTGGTTCTGTCAGGGTTCCAGTTGTTTTAATGATGTGGTGGAGTGTGTGTGCGTTTTTTAGTTATTGCTTCCATAAAAAACATATGAGCGAGCATGTGCTGCCATTTCTTTTGGCCATATGCGCACCGTTAGTAAAGATTTATTCTATTTTCTGATGCTTTAGCTTGCCAGGGGAGCAAGGCTCTATGCTGTGAGCCAGCTTGGAATATCTTGCATTTCATGCAGAACCCGCCAAACATCAATATGGCTCTCTTGCTCAACATAGAACACAAGGTATGGATAGCGCTGGAGTGGCCAGGAGCGAAGGCCGGGCAGATCCAGTTCATGGGCGTAACGTGCAGAGCCGGAGGCAGGGTGGCGGCTGATCTGCTTATAGGCTCGTTCCAAGGCGTCAACGAAACCTAGCGCGGCTTTCCCGGCCTGTTCTTCCAGGTAGTAGGCAATGGCGTTGTCTACGTCTAGGTTAGCTAGCTCGCGCGGGATGATGGGCTTTTGCTTCATCCTTGAGCGTTCCGCACGCGGGCACGGAGCGATTCAAAGTAATCAGCGTCGGCAGGGGCAGCGGGAGCGGATACGGCACCGGCAAGCAGCAGGCCACGGAGGTGTTGACGGTCTTGATCCTTGCGAATCAGTTCGCGGACATATTCGCTGCTGGTGCCGTAACCGCGCTGGTTCACTTGCTCATCAACGAAGGTCTTGAGAGCGTCAGGCAGGGAGATGTTCATGGTGCTCATTGGGCGTGCCTCTTGCCAAATTTTGCCAAGAATCATAGCGCGGGTTTGGCGGCTGGTGTCGAAAAAGTGTCGAAATCATAGGGCCGAATAGCGACGAATCGAGCACGTCAGGGGAGCGGAAAGCCCGTATTGAGCGGGTTTGGCACGGACTGACACGCTACCGAAACGGGTTCGAATCTCTTCTTCACCGCCACTTTCGC